TTTTTGCCGAACCTCGAAAGGTATTTGATGGCATTGGATCGGCAAAATGCTTCAGCATCTCCAATACCCTGTATAAGATCTAATGTTTGGATTCCATCAGTGCTAGTATAGTGCGAACCATAGGTAGTTGCAATATAATTCTTGGCTTCATCTAACATAATGTCTTCTCTATATTTGTAGAAGACTCTATCAAAATCACCATCTGGTCTTACACCAGTATTGGAATCTTTTTGTGGAACCAATTCTCTAGTCATAGGATCTTGACCATGTGTTCTCCTATAGACAGTCTTTCCACCATCAGGAGATTCATAGATCCACTTACGATTTTCCTCATCAATTCCTGGCATCATTTCATCCTCATAATTAGTAAAATGGTGTGCAGCTCGATCATCAACATCAGCAAGTTCAACATTAGGAGGCCATGGACTACCAGGCGTCCACTCAAATCCACCACTCTTTTCTATCCAATCTAACTGTTTATCTTCATCACTCCATCTTCCTTTTGATTTATCCATAATAGGGTAGTCCTCATCAAATGTTCCATCTAATATTGAAGCAGCTAGTGCCCATGCATTAACCATATTCAAATAGGAAATCGTTTACAAGTGATTCCGCTTTTTCTTTTCCAAATACACCAGTAAGATATCCTCCTACAGGATCGAGTTTGGTCATGTACTTATCGAAATCGGAATAGACAGAAGTGTCTAAACCTTTTGGCATACCACATTCTACCATAGTTTTATAGGCAGTCAAGTACTTTTTAAACATATCAAGATGATCATCCACTTCATCTGCCTTGCAATACTGAATGTAAATATTTTCTGAGAAATGATTTCCAGGCTCAAAGAACCTATAGTCACCTTTTCCCTTAGGCAATCCTTCAACACCAAAAAAGAAATTCTCTGTAGGATGTTGAAAGTCAAAAACAATGATGACCTTCTTCTCAGTAAATCCCATAAGATCCATTCCAAAACAAGGTAACCTTCCTGTAGGAACATCAGCATCCGTCTTGGGATAGATTATATTATTATAGATGTTGGATCTTTTACTCCAAATATCTACTGCTCGAGACTTAATGAACCAGTCATTCTTAAAGATATCTGCCTTTAAACTGGTTCCTTTAGATTCCCACTCTGCCCATGTTGAGTCATGGGCTAGATCAGGAAAGGTCTCAAACAGAAGGGACTTGTAGTTCTTCCATAGATTCTCCATTTTCTCCTCCGAAGTTTACATCAGCATCTACCTTGTCATACAAATCAAGAAAGGCCTGTTTGGTTTCATCATCAAAACGATTCACACAAACTTGAATTGCTTTCTCTTTATTCTTCCAGATAGCATATGCCTTTACGATATGGACAAGACGGCGTGTACTAATAACTTCTTCTACACCACCATCATAGAATGTCTTTCTTATTATATCACCCCAGTCAACTAATTTCTTACAGAAACCAGCATCTTCACACAAAAGGTTTAATATCTTCTCTTCTGTTTTTGGATTTGGATAGGACTGTTCAAATGTTACAGGGAATCTTTCTAAGAATGCTTCGTTGAGCACGTTAGTTCCAATGAATCGCCCGTCGTCGGATCCTTTACCTTTAGTGTTAGCTGTGGCAATGACGTTGAATCCTTTAGATGGTCTAACGAATCGTCCGATTTTTTTGAGGAAGACACCATTTCCTTCAAGTATGCTCTGGAGACAGAGAATCTTATTAGAGGCAAGGTCGATTTCATCAAGGAGCAAGATAGCACCTCGTTCGAGGGCTTCGATGACTGGGCCGTTATGCCAGACTGTGGAGCCATCAACAAGACGGAAACCACCAATAAGATCATCTTCATCTGTTTCAATAGTAATGTTTACACGAACAACTTCACGTTTTAACTGGGCGCAGGCTTGTTCAACTCCAAATGTTTTTCCATTACCTGATAGACCTGTAATGAATGTAGGATAGAATTGTTTCGATTGAATTATCTTTTTAACATCAGTAAAGTTTCCAAACTTGACAAAGTTCTCATCTACATCTGGAACTAAATTCTGTTCCACAAAAGGTACTGCTGATGGAGCTTTGAAATTCTTTTCTAACTTCTCTTTAACTGTTAGATTCCACTTGCCAATGCCTTTCTTAAAACCTTTAAGGTACTTGGTGACAGTTTGATATCCTACGTCGTTCTGGGCGCAGTAGGCTTTCACATGTGCAGATGTGATTTTGTCACCATATAGATCTCTAAGAGAGTTGATGAGAGATTCGGGATTCACTTTAGCTTCAAAAGGCATTTTGTTCATTCTGTTGTATGTATACATTATAGTATTAAAAAACCCCCTATGTAAGGGGGTGTGTGCCACTAATCTAACTGTCTATGCAATGTATTCCATAAACTCTGATAGGACTTTTTTATTCATCTTCTTAGAGTTAAGTGACTTCTTGAAAGCAGATTTGATCTGTGCTTTAGTTGCATCTTCATTTACTTCAAACTCAGTATCATTATTCAATGCTGATGAAGACAATCCAAAGTAAGCATGGTATCCAACATCAGTCAACTTACAAGATTTATTTTTCTTCCAATCGGATGTCATAGTTTGGAATTTTTCAAAGTCCCAGTCAAGGTACTTACGAATGAAACTAGTAGCATTCCTCTTTTCCAATACCCTTATGCCAAGGAAATTAACATTAGGGAATCTTCCTCTAAGTTGATTCAATAAAGCAGAAGTTAATTCATGATATTCAGACTTACAGAAATAAGTCTTACCAGTCTTCCTGTCACGAATATAAGTGTGACCATTAGTTGATGATCTTTGTCCTAGATAATCCTCATCCCCATCATGACGAGCCTTAATTAACTTACTGAATTTTAAAGGATGTGCTTCTCCATCTGTAAGAGTAATGCATTGAATCTTTTGAACATTCTGTTTCTTTTGGAACAATGGAATTAATTGATTCAATGAAACCAGTGCCTCATTAAGAGGTGTTCCTGATAGAGATAATCTACGAGGATACTGATAATAAACTTGGCAATCCCATCTTCTAGTAGCAGTAAGAGCAGCAGTTAATCTCCAGATATTCAACATCTGTTTTTCAAATTCTGATTTCTTACAATCACTAGAAAGAAACTCAACCATTGAGAACATGTTGTCAACAATAGCATATCCATCCTTCTGTTCATGATGTTCTGGAAGGGATCTATTTCTATATCCATACTCATTAATGTAGTCCTCATAATTCCACTCATTAGTAAAGGCAAATACTTGGAAAGGGATATTAACTTTCTTACAGAACCATATTAAGTTAAACAATTGCTTAATAGTATCTTTTAAAACATATGACATAGATCCAGACCAGTCAAGAACAAAGATCAAGCCATGGTTTTTACCATCAGGTATAGTAGTAATCTTTCTGAATAGATCTTCATTATACTTATAAGTATGAAGTTTATTACAATCTATAACACCAGTCTTGGCAATAGTAGCACGTGAATATGCGTCTGCTGATTTACGGCATTCAAACTCCTTTACAAGATAACTAACTTCTTTCTGTGCAGTTCTTCTGAATAGTCTGTATTCATTATCTACAGGTTCAAATATATCTTTACATGTATCTGAATTTTCATCCCAATTTTTTTGGCATTTGATCCAATGATCTTGAAGATACTCATGAACATCAGCATTACTAGCAACTAATGTATCAAGATTTAATTTAGGTATCTCAATATACTCTGGATCATAATAGGAATGTTTATCAGAAGACTTAGTAAGATTTTTTAGATTCTCTTCAAGAGCTTTATCAGTCTGTGCTTCCATCTCATGATGTTCGCCACCAACAGTCTGATCATCATAATCAAGATCCTCAAAATCTAAATCCTCTTCTTCAGACTTTTCACTCTTGCCACTATCACCTTCCATTTCCATATCAGTATCTTCTTCATCAGTATCTTCAGTCTTAGAATCCACTGGAATCTGTTGAAGATTTCCACTCTCATTACCACCACTACTCATAGGCACTTGAGTCTTCTCAAGATCATCCATCTTATCCTTAAGAAACTTAGTCAGTTCTAAAGATAAGTTAAGAACATCTTCAAAAGTTTCTGTTCTAGTTGCTTTCTCTACAAATATCTTTTCATCATCTTCAAAGTCAATATCAACGAAATTACCAATCTTAAAGTGAAGATTAATTCTATCAGCTAAATTGATCTCCTCTTGATCCTTATCATCAATCTCAAAGAAATCTTGTTCTGCTAGTTGTGAATATCCATTATAGAATGTCTTACCTAAGCCTGGATATTTCTTCTTCATAAACTTTTCAATTCTAACATCCTCGAAAACATTAACAAAGGACATTGGAACTTCTGGAAATTCTTTCGTCCAGTTATCTGCTGGAGTGAATAGTGCGTGTCCAACTTCATGACCCACCAGTAGGTCGTATACGGTTCCAGAAGCCTTCTCCCACATTGGTAAGGTCAATACCCTCTTTTCTACGTCAAACGATGCCGTGGGGACTGGGCGATTCTCTATGATGAGATCTTCAGTCGCAAGTAGTTTAGCGAGTTGTCCTTTAACTTCGTAGTTGACCTGTGTGAGCATTTCGTTTCTTGTCTATGTACATATAATAGTACATATCAGGACAGTTTCAACGAACAGTGTGCAGCTTTCTCAACTGTCTACTGTGAATATTTTACCCTAGAAAAACCATTCATCTTTTCAAACGTAATCAAATTATCCAATCTATCAGTTAATTCATCCACCTTATGAGAGATCATAAAGATATAAGCATCCTTTATAACATACTTAATAATCTTAGTGAACTCATCTGTGCCATTACTATCCAATGAACTGTCAAAGATCTCATCAAGGATCAATATATTTGTACTGGAGGAGTTCTTTAACTTAGCAATATCTCTCCAAGTAAACAGAATAGCAAGATCAATTCGCATTTTTTCACCCTCAGAGAAGGACTCGTAACTGAACTTCTCGTGGATAGGAGACTTGATCTTCTCGTTGAACTGTTCATCAAAGGTAAAATTGATATAAAAATCCATCATCTGAAGATAGTGGTTAATCTTCTGATTCATTATAGGCAAATACCTTCTTATGATCTTCGCCTTGACACCACTATCCTTCATCATGGAGTTAGCAAACTCCAAGTAATCAATGTCTTCAGTGTGGTCGGCCTTAGTTTTTTCTACAGATACTAAATCATTTTTTAAACCCTTGAGGGTAGCTCTTTCAGTATTTCTATTTGCAATTTGTTCGGTAATGTCTTGAACTTCCTGTTCATGATAGTTGATTTGACGTTGGTACTCAGAAATTTTAAAATTGTTTGTTGAAATGTCATTCGTTAACTTAGTGATCTGCTTGGAGACATCTATAAATCTGGCCTCTTTTTTTTGTTCTTCGTTTATAGACTTTTGAAGATCTTTGTAAGCGGAGTTAATCTCCTTTACTTTCACTTCGATATCACCGATTTTATTTAGCCTAAAGTCTTCCTCAATATCCTGTTCACAAGTAGGGCATGATACATTATCCTTGAAGAACCTATGTTCATCGGTAATAATCTTAATCTTCTGTTCTAATTT